TAGCATTACCTACGGATTGTGCCATAGTTTTTTTCCTCCTATATTTCAATATATATATATTTAAATCTTAAATTCAAGCTGGCTAGGCTTCTTTCCTCTTAAGCCAAGTTTATATTAGTATGGGTAAAAACGCAAACCTTAGAGAAATCTGCCCAGTGTGCTTGAAGCCCCATTGGTATCTGTGTCTCTTGAGTACTTTATCTCTAGGATAATCTCAGAAGAAAAGAATCCCTGAAGCTCTTCAGATGGCGCCGTTGGGGATATGTCGGCTATATGTACGCTATGGAATTTAAACTTATCTGAAAGTCCTGCCCATCTGTTTATATCTCTAGCCGACTCGTCCATTCTTCTAAACTCATCTGTCATGTAATTTCTAATCTCATTTATATCTGCCACCGCAGTTGAATATACGGTAAACAGAATCTGCTCACAGCATATTAGCCAGTTATCATCGTAGGACATCCCGATCTTGTCATAGACAATATGCTTCTTTCCGCTCATAAATTGATTTAATTCTGGAGCTTGCTGAACTGGAATAATTGGGACAATATTCTCGTTTAGGTTATCGCTCCAATAATCATCTGCGTCAAATATATCTCTGCTAGATAACTCTTCCCATAGATATTTTCTTAATTCTAGCATTGCATCCAACTTGTAGTTAGCCGTCACATTGCACCTCCAAATGCTAGGGTCAAGGCTGAGTCAGCCTGAGATCTAATAGTATTTGCTGAAAATGAATACTGAACTCTTTTAATGTTTGATGGTACTCCTAGTGCTTTTGTTATGCTTGAGTTGAATAGTCTTTGAAAGCCAGATCTTTTGATTGAATCATTTATTAAATTGCCACTAAAAAATCTTGAATGAGCCAGTGTAAATTGATTACGTGCCGCTGAGCCTCCAGGTCTTTTAACTGTAACCGAAGCTCCTTTTGGCATAAATACCGTTTCGCCATCTATCTCAAAAACAAGTCGCTCTGCGTTCTTTGGCCTAATCACCAAAGGTTCTCCCTTTTCCATGACTGAAGCCTTGTCAATAAACATATGTCTTCTTTTACCATTGGATGATGGGACTATTGTTCTGGATGGCAAAAACTGATAGTTGATGCTAAATGATAATCCTACCTGTACGCCCTTGTTTAATTTAAATAGTCTAGCTGACTTGTTGCCCGTCTTCTTCCATTCGTAAACGTGGTGCAATGACTTAGGTTTACTTCTAGCCAATGCATCTATATAGTTACCGAAGTCCAGATTTATCTGATCAAACATTAGCTTGCCAAATGAATTTTGAAATGCTCTATTGGTGGTTAGCTTAGATATAACTGCTGCCTCATAATATACGTATGCTGAAATTTGAGCTACTGTACTATCTTTTAATGGTCCGTTTTGATTAGAGTACATCATTCTTTCAAGTCCGCTTGCTGCTTGAATCAGCATTCCGCTATTGTCCAATTTGCTGATTCTCCGATCTCTTTAGGGATGAGTTATAAGCAATCACTCTTCCAAATGGATCTGTAATCGGTGTTGTTCCCATTACTTCAAATACTGTTGGGGTCTCGTTTGGATAATTAATTTCATTCCAAATTGTATTACCCTCGACGTCTCTTACGTTAGTTACCTTTTCTCTGATCGTTAATTTTTCAGAAGTTCTTACCTGAATAACCTGATCATTTAAATACTTATTTGAAAAAATTTGTTTATCGCTAGATCTGGTAGTTGCAGAGTTGCTAATTACACCCTTTGCGTGACATGCAATTGTTTTATAGTAATTCCACTCTTTTACGATTGCTCCAGTATCTGGATCCTGAGTTTCAAACTGTCTATAAACATCTAAATTCATAGACAAGACAGAGTCTACGATGCTACTCATTATATAATCTCTGCTTTAATTGTTAAGACATAGTCGGCTAAAAGATTATCTGCTAGGGCGTTTCCTGTGCCAGTGTAGGCATCTCCAGTGTACTCAAAATCCCAATCGAATGTAGATATAGACTTTACGTACTTGTTGCGCCAGATAGTATCCTTAGAAAAATAATCTTTCATCAATTCAGCTGTTGCTAATTCTACGTTCTCAGGAACTTTCTCCCAGCCAAATCTTGCAAATACTTTGTAAGGAACTCCAGAGTGAAACACTCCTGAATAATCGTGAATACTTGGAGGAACCATTCCGTTAGCAGTATATACGGTATTGTCTACCATTCCTGCTCTATTGATTCTAATTGAATATCCGCTCTCAGAAATTTGAACTGGGAAGTTCCAGTTATCAATATTATTAATATTGTCTCTGAGAAGTATGTCGTTTACAGACAATGTGTGAAGTTGATAAATTTTAGCTGGCAATGGAAGAGTATCATACTCATACCCATATACCGTCAAGGTCTCATCATAGAGATAAAACTTTTGACCTGTATATTGTTCTATTTGTTTACGAGCATATCTTTCTGCTCTAATTAATTCTTTGTAAGACTTATATGACGGGTCTGAAGAATCTGTGCTATATCCAAGATCTTGAATATAGTTGAAGTCTATGTATGGAGTTACTACCTGTACCTCATCTGATCTTACTACCGCCACCCCTCCTACGGAGTATTCCCAATTTACCTTTAATGTTTTGTTTCTATTTGTAAGAGCATAGGGCACGTTAACCACATACGTTCCAGGATTATTTTCGTCTAGTGTAGAGGTTATTGTTGCAAGTACGGTTGTTGGGAGTACGGCAGGGCTAACTCTTGCATCTAGCGTTACGTCATATATTTTTACAATAGGTAAAGCGTCAGCAACTGCAATGTCACCATTCCAAAAGATCTGATGGACAATCGGTGATTGTGAATTAATTAATATCTCTGCCATTTTATAGGCTTAGATTAACTGTAGTACTCCTGTACTTCTCTAGGAGACGCTAATCTGAAGCCCTCCTCCTTATCAAAAATTTCTTGTGCTACATCTTCAGATACTGCTACGAATGGGTGTTCTTTTGTGAAGGTGACTCCCATAATATCAAATCTAAAGTTCTCTCTTGTCATTCTTACTAATACTGTGTTTTCTGGCTGTGCTGCTTTTGGATCAAACTTTGGCAATATTTCTACTGACATATCTTCTGACTCTTCTTCTATCTTTTTAATAGTGCTGTTATATACAGACCAAGTAACGCCCTCTTCTGCAAGAGCGGCAACAATGTCGGCTTTAGTCTTTAGGCCGTCGGCATCGACTGCAAAGTCTTCTGCAATCTTTTTTAGCTCTGATATCTTCAATGTCTCAAATGACATGTAAATCTCCTATTTCTACTTAAAGCAATTATAGCATTGTTAAATTAAAATGAAAAGCCCCTAAAATTAATTAGGGGCCTTTCCAGCTGGTTAAATCCTAATTAATTAGGAAGCAACCTTAACGTTGCGAACAACTACCCAGGCGTCTGCCTGCTCGATTTGAACGCCAACACGAGTATACAATGTGTACTCGATTGAGTCCTTACGTGGCTCGAAGAAGCGGTAAACTGTTACATCACGCTTGATACCAATAACTACGTTATTTGGGAATGTCAAGTGGACGTCGCCGTGTACTCCTGATGGAGATGTGTATGAACCTGTCTGTGTCTCATTAAGAAGTGGTACTTCAACAATCGGAATACCGAATGCGAATGGTGCCACATATCCTGCTGGTCCACCTAGAGGTGCAGTTCCACCACGGATTACGCTTGATGCGATATCTTGTGGAATTGTTTGGTTTGTTCCAATGCTGTTAGCATATAGGAAATCCTGAATCAGGTTTGATCCTGCTAGGAAGCGAAGGTCTGCACGACGTTGCTTGTACTTACGTGGCATTGCCTTGAGTGCCTTGTTAAACAACTCACGGCTTACGCCTGCTCCAAGAGCATCTACTACGTGTGCATTAGCCTTTGCCTTCTTTACAACGCCATCAAATGACTTGTATAGGGCATCGCCTGTTAGAGCAGTATCTCCATTGAGGATTACATCTTCAATGTCATTACCTGCCTGTGTTGCCATCAAACGTGCAATATGATCTTCAAGATCTGCACCTTCGATGTTATCTTCTAGAGACTCTGTTGAAAGCTCCCAATCCATGCGGAGTTTCTTTGTTGTCAAAGAGATTTTTGAGAAAGTTACTGCGCCATTTACGGCTGTATTGTCACCTTCGGTTGCAAGCTTCATAAGCTTCTCACCAACGGACATACGATCAATCTCAGATGTGTCTGCCTTCATACGAACTGTACGGGCGACCTTACCAA